AAACTTCAATTCTTAAAGGATCCTGATTCTGACGTCATGCGTCGGATGATTAATTCTTTTGTTGTTAAGAAACGTGTTAAGGACGAAATCCTCACGATTTCTGACAGCACTGTACGAGCCACCGGGTATGTTTTCTCGGTTCTAGCGGGCACCCAGCCCGTAGGCGCTACGTCTATACATGGGGATTTCGCAGATATGCGTCCGGAACTAATTCCAAGACGCAACGTCGGTCACGGATGCATAGATCTTTGGATCAGTGTGTCAGAAGTGACTTTCTCCCAGCCACCGGGGCTACCACCTTTCACCAGGGATAACGGTAACGTCATTCCAGGCGAGAGTGAGACGGGCGAAATTTCTTATTCGGCTGAGGATGGGTTAAGGTTTAAACACCCGTTCTCTCGCAGTGTGGTTGTCCGTTGTATCGGTCCAGCCCATGTGAGTCCGACAGTCATTTATGATTGTGTTAGCACGGAGTCAGCCTCCAATGCCTTCACGCGCCTGACCAATTCCAGGGAAGGAGAGGTCAGATATCGCCACAGTCAGGATTTCATGTTTTACATCGTAGCTCGAAGTCCTCTATTTCACGGGATAGCGAACGGATATAATCGCAATCTCGCTGATATGCTTCGATGGATGACTCACTGGGGGTTAGCATTCAATCAGCTACCCCGTTACATCCAACGGTCAACCTTATAAAAAAAGATACGATCGCAACAGCTAGTGAAGTACTATGAATTATACGTACCTCACGTCCAAGCTGGGCTGGTCTCGCAACCACAGTATCTACGGTTGATTTTACTACATAGACACGAGAACCGTGTCGCTTACGCCGAGCTTCCGCATCCGAAGAAAGCTTTGCGTATGAGTGCAGTACTGGCAATAGAGAAAGACCCTCGGAAATTTTATTCTGAGGTAGAGAGGCCTGTGAATGCCAAGGTCAAAGACGAAATAGCCAAGAGCAAACCCAATGGTCAAGTCAAAGCCCGCCAATTCATTGGCCTGGGCGACGAGGCCGTTGTGGACAACCCTTGGTTACCAGTCGTGATCAAAAAGGCCATGGAATCGCCGTTCTTTTACCGGTTCGATCCCAAGCTCTACGACGGGTTAGAGCGTGGAATTGTATTGAATGATTTCGAAGCCGTTCGCGCTAATGCGGATGACCTTTGCCTGAATGAAATACATTTTCTAGCCTCACCTGAACTGGACAGATTGGATTTTATCTTTAGTACCCTCGGCAGGATGCACAGTTCTGTGGAAACCGTGGGGATCTTCCGTAACGTGGCTTACGACCATGGAGACGACCACTCAAACCATTGCGTGTTTGACGTGCAGTACGATACTCCTGGTGGACCAGTTGTGGAACGATCAATGGTTTCTTTAGACTGTGACTTTGCAGCCTTTGACCTCTCGCATGGTCCGGGGTTGTGGTACACCTTCCACAATATGTGTACCCTGTGGGGCCTTGATTGCACTTCTCTTCTCATGCAGATGATGAGATCAATCATGATTGAGCACCCAAATAAGGATATTAAGGAAGTCTTGATCCTCAAAATGAGGACCATACTGATGTTCACTGGGTCAACCTTGACCACGGTGGGTAACACTAACGCTACCTACCCTGTATCATTCTTGTACTCAGCTGAATTCAGAAGACTTAAGTCTCGACCCTTCGTGACCCTTCGCGAGATAGAGGCTGCGGTATTAGAAACAGCTGCAATAATGGGCTATGAGGTAACGGTGACCATCACCGCTACCAAACTTGGCTCACGACCAGAATTCCCAAAGTACAAACTACTGATGTACTTTCCAGTACGAGTCGAAGGAAGCGACGACTGGGTGGGAATTCCGTGTCTCGGTAGACTCTTCAGGAAACTGGGATGGACAACCCAAAAGTTCACAAATCCCGAGTTCGAGTACAAGAACATAGTTAGGGGTTTCCTGTCATCACACACGTCTCCGTTACACAACTTGATCTCAATGTTGGTTTTGGGAAAACCACACGAAGAGGTCGAACTCATAGATAGCGATCAGTTAGACTCTGACCATTTGAATTATGGTCGTATCTCAGCGCGAAAAATCGTCCGGTTAGACGACATTGCACACCGTTATTCCTATAACGTGGAGCAGATGTTGGCCGAAGTCGAGTTTTTCTTCAGAAGCTTGAGACCTCGCATCGTTGAGAGTCCGTTCGTAGCAAGGGTGCTGAACGTCGACTACGGAGTCCTTGAGTAAGACTCCCTTGCCTTTTACACCTTCATATTTGGGCAATAGAAACAATTAAACTGAGGGCCTGCCAGTGCAGGAGCGTTACCAACACTATCGCTAATGAGG